ACTGCTCGCTTTACTGACCGGCAGCGGTGCGCTCTTCCTGCCCGACCAAGGCCAGCTTGCCGAACTGGCGCGGCTGGTCGCGATCCTCGCCGGGACGGGTGATGCCTCGCCGATGACGCTGATCAGCCTTGGGCTTGGTCTGATCGGTCTGCGCGACCGAATCGAACGTGGGTTCCGCGGCGATGCTTGAGTTTCTTGCCGGCATGGTCGTGGGCGGGACGATGGGCATGGTCATTGCCGCCCTCTGCGTGGCGGCGTCGGGCGGGGAGCGGGGTGATGGCTGACATCTTGATCTGGCTGGTTGCAGCCCTTGGTGCCGCCGGGGGCGTCGTCCTTGGGCGGCTCTGGGGCCGCGCGGAAGGCAAACGTGTGGGCAAACTGGAAGGGGAACGCGATGCAATGGTGGACAAGATCGAGCGTACGGAACGCGGACGCGTGGCCGTTCAGGACGGTCGCGGTGCTGGCGATCCTGCTGACCGGCTGCACAACAACGATGCGCGCTGGTGATGAAGGCTGTTCCGCCTATGCCGAAGCCCGCCTTGCCCGTCCGGCCAACGCGACAGTCACAGGCGTGGCGCCCGACTGGGCGGGTTGGATCGCCGACCTCGACGACCGCATGACGGGAACGTGCCGATGAAGTCGCTTTCGCCTGCGCTGCAGGCCCATCTCGGCGATGGCACCACGACGCTGTCCTGGTGCTGGCGGATTTCGCGTTCGGATGGTGTGGCGCTTGGTTTTACCGATCATGACCGGGCCCTTAGCTTCGATGGCACCGCGTTTGAACCTGAAAGCGGGTTCGCGGCCTCGGAAATCCGTTCTGGTTCCGACCTCGCCGTCGATGCCCAAGACGCCACCGGCGTGCTGACCTCGGACCGGATCACGGAAACCGACATCCTCGACGGTCGCTGGGACAATGCGGCAGTCGAGCTTTGGCGGGTCAATTGGGCCGACACCAGCCAGCGCGTCCTCTTGCGCCGGGGCGCGGTGGGACAAATCCGGCGCGGCCGGATGGCGTTTGTCGCCGAGGTTCGGTCGCTCGCGCATGTGCTGGGCCAGACAGTCGGGCGGACGTTCCAGGCGGGGTGCGATGCTGCACTTGGCGATGTGCGCTGCGGGATAGATCTGGAAAACGCCGTCTACAAGGGCACGGGTGTCGTGACGGACCTTTTGCGCGACAGGGCATTCATGGCCTCGGGGCTGTCCGGGTTTGACGCGGGCTGGTTCACCTCCGGCACTCTGACTTGGACCAGCGGGGCAAATGCCGGGCGCGTCACCGAGGTGCTGGCGCATGGGCTTGATGGCAGTATCGCCACCCTGACCCTGCTGGAGGCACCGGTGCGCGCCGTCGCCGAGGGCGACGGCTTCATCGCGCGGGCGGGCTGCGACAAGCGCATCGCGACCTGCAGTGCCAAGTTCGCCAACACGGCCAACTTCCGAGGCTTTCCCAACATTCCGGGTCAGGATGCGGTCCTGCGCTATGCCAGCCAGGACGGCGGCCATGAAGGAAACGTGCTGTGATGACCGCCGATCCCGCCGTGGTCATCGCCACTGCCCGCAGTTGGCTCGGCACGCCCTACCACGACCAAGCCAGTCTGCGCGGTGTCGGCTGCGATTGCCTCGGCCTGGCGCGCGGTGTCTGGCGTGAGGTAGTCGGCGACGAGCCTTTCCCCATTCCGCCTTACAGCCGGGATTGGGGCGAGACCGGTCCGCGCGAGGTTCTGGCGGAAGGCGCGCGCCAGATGATGCCAGAAATCACGCCATCTGACGCCAGGCCCGGCACGCTTGTTCTGTTCCGGATGGCCCCTCGCGCCATCGCCAAGCATGTCGGGATCCTGACCGCACCTGACCGTTTCATCCACGCCTACGAACGTCTGGGCGTCGTGGAGGAAACTCTGACCCCGACATGGGCGCGCAAGATCGCTTTCGCCTTCCTGTTCCCAAGAGACTGAGACCCCACACATGGCAACTTTGGTTCTCGGCGCCGTCGGCTCCGCGATTGGCGGTGCATTTGGCGGTGCCATCCTCGGCTTTTCCGGCGCGGCCATCGGTGGCTTCATCGGCTCCACCATCGGGTCAGTGGTCGACAACTGGATCGTCTCGTCCCTCGCCCCGGCGCAACGGATCGAGGGCGCGCGGCTCGACAGCCTGCGCATCACCTCCTCGACCGAAGGCGCGGTGATCCCGCGCCTGTTCGGCCGGATGCGCATTGGCGGCAACATTATCTGGGCCACGGATTTCCGCGAAGAGGTCAACACCACCAGCCAAGGCGGCGGCAAGGGCAGTGGGCCGAAGGTCACCACAACCGAATACCTCTACTACGCCAGCTTCGCCGTAGCGCTGTGCGAGGGCGAGATCACCGGCATTGGCCGCGTCTGGGCGGATGGCAAAGCGATGGACATGACCGGCGTGACCTGGCGTTGGTATCCCGGCAACGAGGTCCAGGCCCCCGATCCGTTCATCGCGGCCAAGATGGGCGCGGCCAGCACCCCCGCCTACCGTGGCACCGCCTATGTCGTCTTTGAAGAACTGAACCTCAGCGCTTTCGGCAATCGCCTGCCTCAAATCAGCTTCGAGGTGTTCCGGCCCCTCGCGGACGCCGACACCGCTGAGGGGCTGGTCAAGGCCGTGACGATGATCCCGGCGTCGGGCGAATTCACCTATGCGACTGCACCGGTCAAGAAAACCACTGGCTCCGGTGGCGCGACCGTGGCCGAAAACCTGAACGCAATTTCTGATATCGCCGATATCGTGGTGGCGCTTGACCGGCTGCAATCTCTGGCCCCGGCTGTCGAAAGCGTCAGCCTGGTTGTCGCGTGGTTTGGCGATGATCTGCGCGCCGGGAACTGCAAGGTGCGCCCCGGCGTCGAGGTGGACACCAAGACCACCACCCCCTCGGCTTGGGTCGTGAACGGTGTCGCACGCGCTGATGCGTTTCTGGTCAGCCGGGATGCAGAGGACCGTCCGGTGTATGGCGGCACCCCTGCCGACTTCGCAGTGGTGCAGGCGATACTGGAGATGAAGGCGCGGGGGCTGCGCGTGACCTTCTATCCCTTCCTGCTGCTGGACGTCCCACCCGGCAACACAAAGCCGAACCCGTACAGCGCCAATGCCGCCACCTCCGGCCAGCCGACATTCCCCTGGCGCGGCCGGATCACCTGTTCCCCAGCCGCGGGTTTTGCAGGATCGGTGGATAAAACCGCCACTGCCGCCACGCAAGTATCGGCGCTGTTCGGAACGGCGACGCCCGCGAACTTCAGTGTGTCGGGCATTACTGTCAGCTGGACCGGCCCGGTCGGCGAATGGTCGCTGCGCCGGATGATCCTGCACTACGCGCATCTCTGCAAAGCGGCCGGAGGCGTGGACGCATTCCTGATCGGGTCAGAAATGCCCGGCCTCACCACCATCCGCTCGGGCTCCAGCACCTATCCGGCGGTGACCGCGTTCAAATCCCTTGCTGCCGATGTCCGCGCGATCCTCGGCGCTGGGCCCAGAATCGGCTATGCAGCAGATTGGTCGGAATACTTCGGGCACCATCCGGCCGACGGCTCCGGCGATGTGTTCTTCCACCTCGACCCGCTCTGGTCAGACGCCAACATCAACTTCATCGGCATCGACAACTACATGCCGCTGTCGGACTGGCGCGACGGGTTCGATCATGCCGACGCGGCACTTGCGCCTGCAATCTATGACCGGGACTATCTGCAATCGAACATCACCGGCGGCGAAGGCTTTGACTGGTTCTATGCCAGCGCCCTTGATCGAACTGCGCAGAACCGCACGCCGATCACAGATGGTGCGGCAGCCAAACCATGGGTCTTTCGCTTCAAGGATCTGCGCGCCTGGTGGCAAAACCCGCATTTCAACCGCCCGGGCGGGGTGGAAAGCGGGACGCAAACCGCATGGGTGCCGCAATCGAAACCGATCTGGTTCACGGAACTCGGCTGCCCGGCAATTGATCGCGGCACCAACCAGCCGAACGTGTTCTTCGACCCAAAATCCTCGGAAAGCTTCACTCCCTACTTCTCGCGCGGGTGGCGCGACGATGCGATCCAGCGGGCCTATCTGGAAGCCAGTTTTCTATACTGGGGCACGTCGGCGAACAACCCGGTGTCCTCGGTCTACGGCAATCGCATGGTCCATGTGCCCGAATGCGCCGCCTGGACGTGGGACGCACGGCCTTATCCGTTCTTTCCCGAACTGACCGATGTCTGGACCGATGGGCCGAACTGGCGGCTCGGGCACTGGCTGACCGGGCGGCTGGGCGCGGTGTCGCTGGCGGCGCTGGTGCGGCACCTCTGCTTGCGCGCCGGGATGCCGGAAGAGCTGATCGACGTCTCCGGCCTTTGGGGCGCGGTCGAGGGCTATGTGATTTCCGCTCTGGAAGCCCCGCGTGCGTCGATTTCCACATTGGCCCGGCATTTTGGGTTCGATGCTGTCGAGAGCGAGGGGCGCATCCGCTTCCTGATGCGCGGCCGCATAGCCGGTCTGACCATCACGCCCGACAACATGGTCGCGCCCGCCTCCGCACAAGGCGACGTGATGGAACTGACCCGCGCGCAGGAAACAGAGCTGCCGCAGGCATTGAAATGGCAGGTCGCTCGGGCCGACGAAGATTACGACGCCGCACAGGTCGAGGCGCGCCGCATCACGGTCGACACCACCCGCATCGCGTCCGAGTCTTTCCCGATGGCGATCCCGCCCGAAGAAGCCGAACGCCGCTGCCGTCGCGCGCTGATGGAGGCATGGGTTGGCCGAGAAAGTGCCGCGTTCCGTCTGCCGCCCTCGCGTCTGGCGCTGGATCCCTGTGATGTCATCCTGCTCGACCATGACGGGCGCCTGACAGAAATGCGGCTGGTCTCCATCGCGGACTCCGACCTGCGCAGCATTGACGCCGTGCGCCAGGATCGAGCGGTCTATGACTTGCCGCCCGGCGAACCACGACCTGCATCTTTGTCGACGCCGACGGTGTTCGGTTCACCGGATGTGATCCTGCTGGATCTGCCGCAGCTGCGCGAAGATCAGCCCGCGCATCGGCCCATGGCCGCGGCGCACGCCAAGCCATGGCCCGGCGAAATCGCCGTCTACCGCAGCGCCGCGACGGATGGCTTTGCCCTGCTGACAACCTTTGGCACCCGGGCACGCATGGGTGTGCTGGCGGCCGACTTCTTTGCGGGGCCAGTGTCGCGCTTCGATCTCGGCAATGCCTTGGTGGTCGACCTTTATTCCGGCACGCTGGAAAGCGTCACGGACATTACCCTCCTCGGCGGGGCCAATGCGCTGGCCGTCGAAACCAGCGCTGGGCAGTGGGAAATCGTCCAGGCTGGTGCGGCCGAGTTGATCGCGCCGGGGCGATACCGGCTGACCCGATTGCTGCGCGGCCAGCGCGGAACCGAAGGGACCATGGTTGCGATGGTGCCGACCGGCGCGCGGGTGGTGGTGCTGGATACGGCCATCGCCTCCCTTCCTATAGCAGAAGCCGATCTGGGTCTGCCATGGAACTGGCGCATCGGCCCTGCGTCGCGCCCGGTCAGCGACGAAACCTTTGTCGCCACCACATTCACCCCAGAGGGCGCTGGGTTGCGACCCTTCTCGGTCGCGCATGTCGAACAGCCATGGCGCACCGCCCGCAGCCCCGGCGATCTGACGATCCGATGGACGCGCCGGTCGCGGTCGCTAGCCGCAGATACCTGGGGCGTTGGCGATGTGCCGTTGGCCGAGGACAATGAAACCTACGAGGTGGACATCCTTGACGGAGCAACTCGTAAGAGAACCTTACAAGTTGCCACCACCTCTGCCCTCTACACCGCCGCGCAGCAGACCGCCGATTGGGGCGCGCCCCTCGGCCCGGGCGACAACCTCTCGATCCGCATCTTCCAGCTCTCGGCCCTGATCGGTCGGGGCGCTGGACGATCCGTCACGCTCACCTTCTGAAAGCGCACACATGTCCGACATCACAACCCACCTCCTGCTGCCTTACATTCTGGCATCGCAAGCGCAGAAGCATGTGACCCACAACGAGGCGCTGCGCTTGCTGGACGCCATGGTTCAGCTGTCGGTCCTTGACCGCACGCGCACCACGCCGCCAGCCAGCCCCGCCGATGGCGACCGGCATATCGTGGCATCAGGGGCCACCGGTCTCTGGACTGGTTGGGATCTTAACGTGGCCTTCTGGGTCGATGGGGTCTGGATGCGGTTGGTGCCACGCCCTGGCTGGTTGGCATGGATCGCGGCAGAACAGGCCTTTGTTGTCTGGAATGGATCGGCTTGGGATCCGGTTGGCGAACCGGTGGATGTGTCGGATGCCGTCTTCAGCCTGGTGAACGACGCCGATCCGACCAAGAAGGCGCTGTTCTCGCTGTCTGGGATCACCACCGGCACGACCCGGACCTTCACGCTGCCGAACACCTCGTCTGAACTGGCAATTCTTGCGGGCACGCAGACCTTCAGCGGCAACAAGACTTTCACGGGCACGCTGACAGCCTCGGGTACAGTCACCGTATCGGCGACGGCGGCCACCATCGGCACGGCAACAACGACCTCCACCTACGGCATGGGCACAGGAGCCACGACCATTGGCGTTACCAAGACCGTGAATCTTGGCACCGGCGGTGCGTCAGGCTCGACCACGGTAGTCAACATCGGGTCCGCAACTGCTGGCGCTGGCGGAACGACGGTGGTCAATACGCCCACCGTCACATTCGCCAATGCGGTGACGCAGGTGGGTATGCCCCAGGCCAACCTCACTGCCCAGCTTCTCGGCCTCGGCGGGGCCACCGCGGACAGCACCAACCGGGTTTCGGTCAACACCCCGGCGCTCCTGCTCAACAACGCCGGAGCAGGTATCGAGGCCACAGTCAACAAGGCGGCCGCCGGCAACGACGCAGCTTTCGCCTTCAAGACCGGGTTCTCGGCGCGGGCCCTGATCGGCTTGCTCGGCAACGACGACTTCAGCTTCAAGGTCAGCCCGGACGGATCCGGCTTCTTTGATGCCATCAGGATCGACCGTACCAACGGCCAAGTGGAACTGCCGCAGCCGACGATCTTGCCGGGGCTCAGCATTGCGCCATCCCCTCCGCTCACTGGCAAGGCGGCACTTTATGCCCGCAACCGGGCGGGGGCCCCATGGATCGACGTGATGCGGCCCTCTGGGCGGGACTTTCCGCTGCAGCCGCATTTTGGGGTGAACCGGATTGCCAACTGGTCACCCTCGATCACGACCACAATCACCACCGAAGGCCTGCCCATTACCTCGGTCGGCACTGTGTCCACGCCCACGCTGGCTGCGACGAACCTAGCCGCCAGCATGCGGCGCTGGCGCCTGACCTCGGCTGCGGTGGTGGATTCAGCGGCCGAGCAGCGTTCTGCCGGGTGGGCGTGCTGGCGTGGTAATGCTGCTGGTCTCGGGGGTTGGACCTTCGTGACACGCCTTTCGCTGACGACCTTGCAAGCCACCGGCATGGGCTTCTTCGGCCTCTACGGTTCCACCGCCGCGCTGGCCGTCAACCTAACGCTGGCTGCAGTGATCAACGCAGTCGGCATCGGCTTCCAGCGCGGCACCCATGCCAACTGGCAGATGGTCACCAATGACGGCACCGGCGCGCCGACCCTGACCGACATGGGCGCGCCCTTTGCCATCGCCACCGGCGGTGTGCTGACGCTGTTCATCGCGGCCCCACCCAATGGCAGTTCGGTATGGGTCCGGGCGGTGAACGAGGTCACCGGCGCAGTCTTTGAACAGGAAATCACT